TCAGCGTGCGGGCTGACCGGGCACGATCGGGTGCGGGGTCCCGACCGTGGCGGGCGCAACCGTGGCGGCCGTCGTGGCGGGCTTTGCTTCGATCGCGGTTTTCAGATCCGTGATGCCGGTCAGGATATTGGTCAGGGCCGCATCGATGCCGGACAGGTCCAGATTCGGCGCCGCCTTTTCGACAACAACCGGGATCAGCGTCTGCAGCAGGTTGCCCGCCAGGGCGATATCGGCCCGCGTGGCGGTCGTGTCGCGTTGGCCCAGTGCGGTTTCGATCAGGCGTTCAAGGGCGGGAATGGTGGTGTCGGTGTCGGCCATGTCTGGCGTCTCCATATGAAAAAACCGCCTCTCGGGCGGTTGGGGATGGGTGAGTGAGCCGGGACCGGCCAGTCAGCCGGGCGGGGATGCCCGCGCCGGGGGCTTGCCCGGACGGGTCGAGCCCGGCGGGACGTCGAGCAGTTGCTCGACCGTCTGGCGCGGCACCGTCGTCGGGACCATCGCGGCCTTTTTCCCCGGCTGGTAGGCGGGCAGATTCCATCCGCGCGCCTGGGCGATGGCGGTCACGATTGTCCAGACCACGACCCAGCGGGATGCGGGATCCGGCGGGCGCCAGAACCGTGCGATCAGGGCGCAGGTGGAGATCAGGAACGACACGATCACGGCGACATCCCCGGCATATTGCGTCGGGAGCATCGACAGGACGTCTTGCAGAAGTGTGGGTGGATCCATGGTCACGCCTCGATCGCGCGCTGGAACAGGGCGATGTGCGGACCATCCGCCGCCCCCGCGCCCAGCGATGTGTTGTAATTGACTTTCCAGTACCGGCACTGCGCCGCCGCATCATCGGCCGCAGGCAGTGGCCCCGGCGCACGGTAATATTTCAGCCGCGCCATGGCGCAGGCATAGGGCAGGTTGCCCGGAAGCTGGGACACCCGCGCGGGCCATTGGGAGGCAAGATCCAGCACCGCCCCGCGCAGGGAGGCAAGGCGCGCATCCGACAGGAACGTGGCCCAGATATCGTCATGGGTGAAGGGTTCCATCTGCCACAGGCCGCGCGCGGGGCCGGTGCCCCCTGATACAACCTGCGCCACATAGGTCAGGCCGCTTTCCGCCAGCGCCGTCCCGGTCAGCAGGCTGACCGCCGCATCCCCGCCCAGCCCGATATGCGCCAGGGCGGGGGCGACGATTTCATGCCGGAACTGCGCGATACACAGGCCGGTCATTGGGGGGCGCCGATGATATGGGGACGATGCAGGAACGGGACATTGGCGAAGAAATAGTCATCCCATGTCTGGCTCGACAGCAGGGTGCCCCCGACCATGGCCAGCAGCGTGAAGATGATCCCCAGGACGGCGGATCGCTTTTTCCAGCGGCTTTCGGCAATCCGCGCCTTTGTCAGCGCGTCCTGGTCCAGCCGGTTCCGCTCCTTCTGCGCGCCGGTATGTTCGGCAAGCTGGTGGGTCAGGCCCTGCATATCGCGTGACTGCCGATCCAGCGCCGATGACATGGCCGTATATTGGGCCTGCATTTCGGCCCGGAGGGCCCCGACCTCCCGACGGGTGTCGTCAATCTTGCCGTCAGCACTGTTGCGCCAGCGTTCGAGGAAGCCAATACGTTCCCCATGGTCATCAAGGATGTCTTGCACATCCGGATCTTCGGTCATCTTTGTTCCAGGCAATAAAAAACCGCCCCAAGGGACGGTGATGGCAGGCGCATATGGCGGGCGTATATGACAGGACATGATCCGTGCAGTGCGCCGTCAGGTCGTGGGGGTGCTCGCCGCAGCCGTGGTCGCCGCCTGTGTCGCGGTGGCTGTCGTGGCCGTTGTGTCCGTGGCCGTTGTCGTGGGCGTGGCCGTTGTCGTTGTCGTTGTGGACGTGGGCGTTGTGGTGGCCGCTGTCGTGGTGGCTGTGGACGCGCCATAGGTGCTGCCGATCGGGTATTTGCGATCGGGGTCAGCGATGGCGGTGGTCCCGGTTGGGGGCGTCCATGCGGATGCGCCGTCCCATTCGACGTTATCGACCACGTATCCGGTCGGATGCGCGCTGGTCGCGGCCGTCAGGTAAACGGCATAAGTCTGCACTGTTGTGGTTGTCATGAATGTTCCCCATCACGGCCATGAAAATGCGCCGGTGCTGTTGAGAGATTGTTTGAAAACAAATCATTGATAAAAAACAAGAAAAGTTTCTGGGTGCTGCCTTTTGATCGAAAACGGCGGCATCTTCTGAAGCTTTTTGGAAAAAGCTTCACCAAAAACCTTTATAATTTCAGTGTGTTATCGAGCCTGACTTTTCAAACAGTCTCTGAGTTCGATTTTGCAGGCGATCCCCGATCCCCCCATCGCCGCCGCCAATCCTGTGCATCCGCACATCACCCGGCCGCATGATGTGGATCGCGCGCGGTGGGACACCCCACACCCGCGCCCGGACCGGTCCGCGCCATGACATGCCGTTACGGCAGCCATTTGTAATAAAACTGACCTGACGCACCGTTACCGCCCGCATACGAATTCCCGGTGAAGCCGGAGTCATACGCGCCCCCGCCACCCGCACCGGGGGCGGCACCGGACACACCGCCCAGATCCCCCGACCGTGCGCCGCCCACGCCCCCCGGCCCGACACCCCCGGAACCGGAGAGTTGCAGCGCCCCCGATTGCCCGTCCAGTCCGCAATTCCCGCAATCATTGCGAAACGTCCCGGACACGTCCGACGACCCGGCAGTTGCGCCACCACCGCCCGCAGTATTGGTGACGGACGCCACCTGACCGGGAAATCCGCTGGGCAGCGATTGCAGCGTCTGGCCTGCGCCATTCACGCACGATGTCTGCCCGCCGCGATATCCATTCCCCGAACTGGCATTGCCCGCACCACCAGACCCGATCGTGAAAACAAGGCGATCGCCGGGGGTTACGGTATAAATCCCCTCCATGATGCCGCCACTGCCGCCGCCTGCGCCGGAAAATGTCTGCGACGTGGTGGTGGCCGAACATCCCGTTGCGCCCGCACCCGAACCAATCCCCCGCAGGTAAACCCGCGTCACACCGTCCGGCACCACAACGGTGGTCGAGGCACTGACCGGAGAGAGTGCCGAGGACGCCAACGCCAGCGCGGAGAGCGGGGCAAACAGCGCCCGCAATGCGGCCAGGACCTGTGCGTTGTTGGTTTTGTCGGGTGTGAGCCCCCCAGCGGTCACGATCGAAATCAGTTCTTCTTGCTGGATGTTGAACGCATCAGCATCAATAATGCTGGGGTCCTGACCACCGACAACGCCGTTGGTCGCGTAACCGGGTGTGCCGCTGTCGGCCGCAGGGGCAGGAAGCGCGGCAACCTGTGTGCCGTTTGCTAATCTGTACATTATCTCTCACCTGAATAATTGAACAGGACTGTGGTATGGGCGGGCGCACGGGCCTTGATCTCGCATTCCAGGACCAGGTTGCCCCACGTGCGGTAACGGTCACCGAACTGTGCCGCGCCGAACCGGGCGGAACTGATGGTTACGGCCGGGGCGTTGACCTGCCAGACATAGGCCCATGGCGCGCCGTAATAACGGGTCCCGAAGCGGGCCATGCCGAAGCGGGCCGGGGCGAATTGCGTGATCGTGATCACGTAGCCCAGCGCCGCCGCGAACTGGATGAAATAGGCGACCGACGCGCCGCCATTATCGGTCAGGCGCGCCACCACCTGGTTGCGGCGCAGTTCGATGGTGGGGCTTTCGCCCGCGCACGGATCGGGCAGGCCCAGCGTGGCCTCCCATTCCGGCAGCAGGTTGACCGTGGAGCCCGGGAAGGCATCCGCGATCAGGTTGCCTGCCGCCTGTGCCGCGCGCTGAAACGTCGGGGCCCATACGCCCGCAAGCTGGTAGGGCATGGCATCCGGGTCGCGCGACCAGATCCGGCCGCGCGGTAGCATGTTGAGGAGTGCGGTGCGGAAGTCCGCGACACTGTAGGATGGTGCTGCCATGGATCACGCCGAGAATGTGATGGCGCCGAGCGTCGGCATCGCGCTGGCGCTGGCACCCGTGACGGGGCCGGTGGGGGAGGCGACCTCGAACGTGTCAAGGTCGAGGGCGGATAGCGCTTCCTCCCAGTTGTTCGGGCTGATCGTGCCGCCGGGGGCTGACAGGCGGCGGAACATATCCGTCAGGGCGGTGGTGATCGCGGCCTGATTCGCGGTTGTATTGCCGGTGCCCAGATCCGTGATCGTGAAATCCGTGGGCTGCGCGACCGGGGCCGAGGCAATGACCAGCGCCGTGACCGGCTGATCGGGCAGGATGGCGTTGGCAACCGTCAACTGGTCCCCCGTGGCGGTTGTGTATCGACCATCCCCCGTGGCGCAGCCATCCGTGCCGACAGGAAACCCGTCGGTGGCCGCATTGGCTGTGTCCATCATGAAAAACACGATGACCGTCCCGTCCCCCATGCCGTTGGGCAGGCACCACGCGCGGGTAACGCCCGACACAGCCACGGCCCAATCAACGTAATCCTGTTTTTTCCCGTCCTGGCCCTGCGCCTGGTAGGCGTCGATTACCCGGGCACGGTAATCGGAATCGTCCTCGATATCCGTGCCATTCTGTGTGATGGCCGTGACCGTGCCGGTGGTCTGGATGCCCGCGACCGGGCTGGACAGGGTGAGGGGCGTACCCGCCGCGACGTTGCCGCCGGTGCCTGTCGTTCCGGCGGTCCAGTTGACGGTCGTGACGCCGCCAGCCGTCACGCTGTCGGCCGAGGCGGTTGCGGTCGTGCCGCCCAGCAGGATCAGTGCGGTTCCGGCCGGGATGATGTCCGTGCCGGTGGCAGGAAACGTGGCGGTGCCGGACGCCGCCGTGGCACCCTTGGGATAAACGCCCTTTAGCACGCCCCACCCCACCAGGAATTCGTCCGTTGCGGTCCATGGCACGGATTGCAAAGACACCCAGTCGATATAGCCGTATTGCAGCCACGCCAGCCCGGCCAGCACCATGGACAGCACATACAGCACGGAAAACCGCAGGACCGCCGTAACACCGGGGATGCCGCCACTGATGACGTCCTGCAGGGCCTGCTGGCGCAGTTGCGACAGGGTTGGACGTGGATACGCCATTCAGGTCAGGCCCTCCCAGGCCCATGAGAATTTGAAAACCTGCGGGCGGCTGTTGCCCGGTTCGGTGATGGTGACGCTGAATTCGGCCATGGTGCGCACGGTGGCGTTCCACCAGGCGGAGACGGTGACGGATGTCGCCACGCCGTCAGTGACCAGCCATTGCAGGGCCTCGCGGCAGATGTCCTCGATCTCACGCGGGATGGCCCGCGTGCCGACCTTGACCGCGCGCTGCAACTGCCACAGGCGCGATCCGATCGGCAGGTCCGCGAACGCATCGCCCCACCACCCACGCCGGTCGGCCGACGCCGCGCCGATCGGGCCGGACGGGGATGCGATGCCCGCCGCCGTGTCATCGGATGATGGCTGGTCCGGGGCGACGCGGTCTGTGAAAAGCGAAACCATGACCGCTGATTTCAGGGGGTTGTCCAGCGCCAGGTCGCTGGACACGATAGGCCAGTCGCCGCGCGCCGCGCGAACGTTCCAGGTGATGGCGATGTCCATGTACGCGGCACCTATGGAGGAAAGATATTGGGAAAAGCTCCACGAACCCGGACGTGTCATCCGGACAGTATTCATGGGAATCGCCTTCGATCAGGCAACCAATACCGCATGCGGATATGGCCTGGAGAAAAGGTATGTCCTGCACCCGATAATGATGGGGAAGTGGTTGATTTTCTGGGATATTACACGAAGTCCGGGGCTTCGGTCGGCGCTGCCTCATTTAGGATGCGTGACCTGAAGTCCGGAAACTATATTTGTCGCGTAAATTATCGAGGAACCATAATCGACCTGCATGGTGATAAGAAAATTTGGCTCACAACAACACCAACAGGATCATCGCCTACCCGGGTAACATTTTTAGAAATGCCCACCTCATGATGATTGCGGTGGCCCGGATGTATCATTGCCCGCTTCTACTCCGCTATGGGAGTGTCTCGACAACTTAACCCCCTGCGCCACCACTTCATTGCCGGTGATGGTGCCCCCGGCCGTGAAATCGCCGGGGGTGGTGACCTTGTTGTTCGCCGGGTTCAGGGCGATCGATCCGTCCGCCTTCAGCCAGATCCGGCTGCCGGTGGACGGGTGAAACAGGCAGACCTCGCCCGGTTGCAGGTCCCGTGGCCTGCCGCGCTGATCGCCTGTGGCGACGACGACGCCGCGCGTGCGGTCGCCGCCGATGAAGGCGACAAGCAGGTCGGCCCCCGGCACCGGACGACTGGCCAGTCCGTATTCCTGCATGATGGGCACGTCCGAACGCAGTTCATCCGCCGCCAGCGCCACCTGCACGGTGGGGGTGTTGGGCGTTTCGTTCGTGTCCGCCGTCTGTCGCCCGACCCCCAGAGCCATCATCACGCGGCGCGCGGTGCGTGTCAGGGCCGCCGTCACGAAGCCGAATCCTCCGGCGGGGCCAGATTCTCACTCTGGACGGAGTGGTCCACGCTGCGCTGTGCGCTGGCCATCACCTGCAGGAACCTGTCCGCGAGAACCGGATTCAGCATGGGTTCGGGGGAATAGGCCCCCGGCGGCATCAGCACCACATCCGCGTGGGTTCCGTCCTCCACCGTCTGGCGCAGGGTCAGTTCACCGATCAGGAGATCCCGCCGCGTGCCGTCGGCCGCCGTGACGGGGGCCAGCATGTTGGGCAGCCAGAGTTGCCCCGCCGCATCGCGCCAACGGTCCGCCGTCAGGGTAACCGGATAGGCACGACCGATGCGTCGGTTGACCTCCCACTGCACCCGTTGGCGGGCGACCCGGTTATCCTGATCCCCGTTTTCCACGGGCACAAACATATTGCGCGTGCGCGGGACACCGGGGTCCGTGGCGTCCACACCGATGGTCAGGACGCCCATCTGGTCCGCCAGCGCGTTTACGTTCGGGTCGGTGAACAGCGACACCGTACCCATGCAGATTGCGGTGACTTTGGAATAACGCCCGCCGAGGCTACGCACCGTCTGGATACGTTCCACGTTACCGCCGACGGTGAAGCCGGTTGCGGCGCGGCGTGTTCCGGGGGGCGCGTTCGTGACGCGCGCGCGGGTGCCGGGCGGTGCGTTCCTGTGGTCGATTTCGACCTGTATCCGCTGCACCGGCGGCGTGCCCCCCGACATTCTGGCGATATTGGCGACGTAGCCCTGCGTTTCGCGCGGCAGCACCGACAGGTCGTGGGTCTGCGCGAACTGCTGCACGCGCGCGCTGTTCGGGCCGGCGTTGTATGCGGCGTCGGCTGCGGCATAGTCGCCGTGATAGCGGTCCAGTTGCTGGCGGTAATAGCGCGCGCCCGCGTCGAGGTTCTGGCGCCAGTCGTAATTCGGGGCGTTGACGGAATCGGCAATCCCCAATGCCCGCGCGGTGCCGGGCATCAACTGGCTGGGGCCGAATGCCCCGGCGGGCGAGACGTTGCGATATCCGCCGTGTTCCTGCCGCAGCAGCGCGGTGTAGTGGCTGGGGTCGATGCCATAGTGTTGCGCCAGGGCGGTCGCCATCTGCTGGATCGGCTGGTCCAGTGGCGCGGTGGCCGCACCGGACTTCCGGTTCCACCAGCGGTTGAACCGCGTCCAGCCGGGGATGCTGTCGAGTGCGCTTTCGCCTTCGCCCCGGACCAGAACGCCACTCCGGTGCGCCTGATACGCCTCGTATCCGATGCCGATCGCGTTCGTGAACGCCAGCGGAGAAACGCGCATCGGTGCCCGGGTCGGTCCCGACGGCACGCCATTCCAGCCCGGGGGAGAAGCGCCGACCACCTGCGCCGCGCGCGATGCGGCCGCCGCCGCGCCGGCCGCTGTTCCCATCCGGCCAAATGCCGATGCCACGGCGATGATGGCGGTGGCGAGGCTGCCCAGTCCCGCGAGGACCGGTAGCGCATACAGCGCACCAACCGCGATCAGCGCATCCCGGCCAGCGGATTTCCAGCCGCCAAGACGGTCAACGACGTTCGTGATGGCGTGATAGACGCCCTCGATATCGCCCCGGATCCGGTTCCATCCACCGGCACGCAGCCATGTGACGAACTGCCGGACGTAACTGGTAATGTCCTGCGCAATCCACTGCCGGTTGGCGGCAATCCAGTCCGCCATTCCCTCAATGACAGGGCGTATCGCGGGCTCCAGGGATTCGGCGAGACTGTTGCCGAAGCCGCGGACTGCCAGTTCAAGCTGCTGCTGCGCTTTGCGCAGGCGGTCGGCAGCGTCCACGCCCTTCTGGTTGAAAAGGCCATAACGCTCTGCCAGACGAATGTTGTTTTCGAATTGCCTATTGGTCTGCTGGAATATCGGCATCAGCCCCTGGGCCGCGCCGCCAAACAATGTCGCAGCAGCCACGGCCTGCGCCGCAGGACTGCGTATTTGGCGCAGACTTGCGGCAACACGTAAGAACAGCTTGTCAGGACTACCAGCCTTTTCCAGCGCCTGGGTGATGTCGACATGCATGCCGACGCACCCGATGGACCCAACGCCACCGACGCGGGGCACCGTGATGAAATCGGCCGATGACGCCAGCGCGTAGGCTGCGGAATAGGCGGTATCGTCCAGAATGGCCCATATCGGCTTTATGCCGCGCGCGGCATGGATGACATCCGCCGTATCGGCACATTCCGACACCGTGCCGCCAGGGCTGTTGATCAGGAGCGCGATCTTGCTCACGTCTGGATTGTCCAGCGCATCGGCCAGCGAGGCGCGGATGGTGCTGTAGTAGGTCACGCCCGACCAGGACCAGCCACGACCCGGCAGCAGCACGCCGGAAATGGGGATGACGGCAATCCCCTGATGGATCTCGTACGGGGGATCGTCGCGCACCTTGTCGCCGAAGAAGGATTCAGCCGATGCGCCGTCGCGGAACAGCCGGGCCATGATGGCCGTGCGACCGGCCGACAGCGCCAGCGGCTGGTTGAGCAGCAGGGTTGAAGGGTGCATCAGTCGGCGTCCGGTTTCTGTGGTGGAGTTGCGGTCTGGCTGGCGGTCTGGTTCTGGCCACCTGACCAGTCAGGCGGGGTCAGGCCGCATTCGCGGAACTTGCGGACCTCGACGGCGCGCTGGTCGACATATTCCTCCCAGTCACCACCAGCGTTTTCCGCAACCTCGTTTTCCAGCGTGGACAGGCCTGCATCCATGCCGAGGATCGAGCCCTGCCGTTCGGCCACGGGATCGAGCCAGCCGCGTCCGGGACCGAGCCAGCGGCAGCGTGCCAGCGGGGTCTTGATGCCCGCGAAGTAGCGCGACAGGAAATCCGCCGGGCAACCACGTGGCAGCGGCAGGTCATTCAGCGCCACGCATTCCTCCAGCCATGCGGCGCGGATGCCCGACGCGAACCCCCTGGAGACATTTTCGCGTCGCCGGAACATGGTTTTCCATGCCTCACCCAGCGCACCGCGCGCCGAACTGTAGTTCACATCCGACCAGTTGTTTGAGACCTGCATGGAGGCCACGCCTGCACCGGATGCGACGTTGCGGAGCATGGCGTTCTCGAACTGCTCGAAATTGGAATCGGGCCGGGCGGCGGACACGGTGCCGATCTTCTCACCGGGGGCAAGGATCGGCATGCGGGCATTGCCGAGCATGACGGAATTGCCACCGTGAAAATCGGTACGCAGGGCCTGATAACCGCTGACCACCTCATCACCACCCAGCGCATCCTCCACCAGGGACGGGTCGTAGGGCGATTCCACGAACGCGCCGAAAATGGCGTTGATGATGGCGGCGTCCAGTTCCGTGCCGTCGTATTTGATCAGCATTTTCAGCCGCTGGACGACGGGGGCGAGGATGCCTGCACCGCCACGGTGCTGGTCCGCGCGTTCCGACTGGAAATAATGGACGATATTGGCACGCCCCCAGTCCGTCTCACGCGGGATGTAGTCCCAGATCACGGTATCGGCGGCCTGCATCCAGTCACCCTGGTGGGCACGGCAGATATGGTAGCCGACGGGCGCGCCGTAATCGTCGATCTCGACGCCGCCGCGGATATGCTTGAGGTCCCAGTTATATTGCGGGTTGGACAGGCGGTCGGGATCGATCAGGTGAAAGGCCGTGGCATATTCCGCGCCACCGGCCCGGACACGTTCGGGAATCCAGCACACCTGCGCCAGGCAGTCGCCATCGATCAGGTGATGGCGGAAGGCGACCCACATCATCTGGGTGAAGGTCAGGCGGCGCCCGGCATCGCAGAAGCGGTCCTCATCTTCGGCCCAGCAGCGCCAGTGCGCGTCGACCTCACGCGCCCATTCCTCGGCCCACAGGGCGTCGAAGCTGTAGCCGGTGCGGACCCGCAGGCTGCGGTAGTCGGGCTTGCTGATCGGGCGGAACGTGCCGCCGATGGCGTTGTCGAGCACGCGGGTGATGGCGCCCGAAGCCCAGCCGTCATTGCGCACCAGGTCGCGGATGCGCGAGACGATGCGGTCGCGGTAGACGTTCAGTTCGACATCGGGCGACCAGAGCAGCGGGTTCCACGCCGCCATGTGCGGGCTGGTGATATCCGCCGCGTCATAGGGCGTCTGCCCGAAGCCGCCGGACAGCGCGGATGCCCGGCGCGGGCGGGGGCGCTGGAGCGGTGGCAGCGGATTGCCATCCGGCCCCAGTATCCTGACCGTTGGTTGTGTCATCGGTACATGAACCTGACAGGCCTGCGCCGGTTGATCCCCAGTGCGGTCTGGAGAAGCTGGATATAGGCGGTGAGGTCGGCGCGGTTGGCCTGCGTGTAGGTGACCGACCGCGACCCGTTTACCTGCGAGAAGGAGACGGACACCGGCTTCCCGCCGATCATCAGGTCATGCATGGCCTGCTGGGCGGCGGTAAGGTTGGCCTGCAGTTGCTCCCGCGTCAGGCCCGACAGGATCGTCTGCTGCGGCCGGATGGGTGGATAGGCGGTGAATGTCATTCGAGGCGCTTCCGTAGGCGGTTGCGGTCGGTCAGCGAGAGCATGGGGCCGACGAGATACGGGGCCTCGTCATGGTTCCATTTGCCGACGTAGCCGCCGCCGCGGTTGTCGAGATAGCGCTCGGCGGCGGCATAGTCGGCGACGTTGATCTGTTCGGGCGGCAGGAAGGCCCGCAGGGCACTGGCGACGATGGCGCGGGGATCGGCAAACAGGACCTCGTCAGGCGAGGTGTAGCTGTCGATCGTCGGCATGGGGTTCGTCAGTCTCCAGCGCGCGGAGCGCGTCAGTCACGGATTTGCGTTGCATCTCCGCCAGCTTGCTTTCGGCCTGGCGGATCATGGCGTCCGGCCAGCCCTGTTCGCGCCCGGTCTGGCGGATGTAGACGGCGATGTCGCGCGACAGGCGGGCGACGGACGATGTGAAGATTTCCTGCACGTCGGCCGCGATGACCAGTGTGCCGCAGCGCTCGGCTTCCTTGCGTTTCAGGTCGCGCAGTTTCCACGCGTCGATCTGTTCCTTGACCGACATGCGGGCACCCGGTGCGGGCTGGGGATCTGGCGGCAGGAGTGCGTCGAATGAAAGCTGCAGGTCGAGCAACTGCTGATCGCGGCCGGCCTTGGATTGCGCCTCTTCTTCACGCCGGTCGGCCAGGAAGGCGAAGACGTCTTCAGGGGAGAACGCCCAGCTGACTCCGTTTCCACCGCGCGAGACGACGGGGAAGTCTTCCCACCGATCGATCCAGTTGGTCAGGGTCGGCAGCGACACACGCAGCCGTTTTGCAAGTTCACGCTTGTTGACGGACGGTATATCCGCGTTGGCATCAGGCTGTTCCATCAACTTTCCCCTGACAGCAACAACAACAACACAAACCTTTTTTCGATTTTATCAAATACAGAGAGACACCAGGGTGCGAATTACTCCCGGTTGACTACCCTCCCAGGAGGGACCCACGGCAGTCCCCCACGTAGGCGGGGGAGGGGCGGTCCTGCGGCCTGCGCCAGGCCTCACCCGACGGCTGGCCGGGCGAAATCGGCAACAAAAAACGGCGTGAACCCCGCAGGATGCACGCCGCCTCATCATAAGAATTTCTATGCGGCAAAATGGGAAGTTTGGGAAGTGAAAATTTCGGGCTGCACGATTTTTCTTGCGATGTCTGCTACCGCCAACTCATGCCATGATTTGGCAGTGTGATGATTTGTATGCAGACGCTGCGCAATTTTCCGCCATGTCCAGCGATATCGGTGTGAGATCGGATGCACGATCAGTCGCAGACAAAGCACCTTGCGCCAGTTCCGGCGGTCATCGCCGATCAACCCGATCCACGACAGCGATTCGTCCATGCGCGATACCGCACCGGCATCCGGGCGCGGTGGTCGCAGGTCGTCATCCGGCGCGGCGTTGATCCAGTCCAGATCCACATCCGCCAGCATTTCGGGCCATGCGACACGCACACACCCCGGTTTCAACCCATAGGCAGGCAGGGCCGCCAGCGTGCATCCCGCCTCGAACAGGCGCTGCCCCACAACATCGGCGACCGCCAGACCATCGGGCACCGACAGACGTCCGGTCATGCCGCTGCCCGTGCGCGGGTGATGAAGTCTTCCAGCCGGGGCTGTGGCGCATCGCTGCCATTGGCGGCGTCAAGCACCCACTGCCGGTGCGCTTCACGCCATGCTGCTTCCGCCGCGAACTCCGCTTCCGTGGAGCAGGTCAGCGCCGGGATGTCGCGCGTTGCAATCGCCTCGGCAATGGCATCGTTGAAATATCCCATGTGCTTGATCGTCCGTTTCTTTTCCGCCTGCCGGTCGGTCACGCGCCCCACGATTTCCAGCACCATCCGTTCGGTCTCGGCGCCGGAGAAACCCGCCACCAGCGCATCGGCCACCCACTGGCGCACCTGCCCCCAGTTCCCCTTGTCGCGTGCCGGATCGAACCCGGCACGTTCCCATGCCTTGCGCCCCAATGCCCGGAACACCGCATCGACGTCCTGTGCCGCAGGCTTGGCTTTAAGACTATTATTAACCTCCAAGCTAAGCTTAGGGGCGTGGGTTTCGGTTTTGGTTTCGGCAGCCATGCCTTTTCCTCCAGAAATGCCCATGATGGCGGTGCGCTGGCGCGGATCGTCCTGTGGGCGTGGATTGTGATATTTCGGCGGCCTTCCGCCCTTTTTTCCGTTCTCACGCGCGGCAAGCGCCTTGCGTGACGGCATAAGCGCGCCCGGCAGCCCGATAGTCCCCGCCGCCACATCGTGGGTTACCAGTTGGGTTTCGGCGTAGGTTTCCAGATGGGTTACCAGTTCGGTTTCCTCCATACGCAACCCGACGGCAGCGATCTCCGCCAGCGACGGCGCACCGCCGACACCCGGCACCAGCACGCCATCGGTTCCGTATTCGATGATGTAGGAAATGATCTGCACCCAGATCCCGATGGCGGCATGCCCCATCGCGCGCAGGCGCAGGTTGTGCGTCGCCATCTGGAGCATCTTCTGTTCGGTTGTAACGCGGGCCATGGTCAGTAGGCTTTCAGGCGGTAGCCGTTATGAAACGGTTCAAGGATGTCGAGGCGCACAAGCTGCTTGATCGCGGTGCCAACCTCGGCAGGGTCAGCGGCCAGAAGTCGGGTGAACTGGTCCTGGTCAGGGGCCGTGCGCACGGGCGTGCGCAGTTCGGGCATCAGGTCGGCCGCGTCCGTCAACTCCAGCCACATGGCGCGGGCCGACAGGCCCAGCAGCCGCCAGCGACGGTCCGTCATCAGCACGCGGGCATGTTTTCCGGGGCGTTGGCGCGGCGATCTCATGGGGTAACCTTTCCTTTCTGGACAAAGTGGCGCACCCCCCGCAGCAGACCCATGCGAATGCAGACAAGCGTGACCGCCACAGCAAGAACGACGAACCACCGCAGGTCCGCGCCACACAGATAAAAGGACGCGAGCACGTAGACCGCGCCGTCGAACAGGAACAGCGCCGCGGCATATGAAGCCGCCATGACGCGCGCCGTCATTGCCCATCACCATGCGCGACGGTCCATGCCGGTCCATGCTCGCTTTCGTCCACATCACGGAACCATGTCGTCATGTCCTGGAACTGGAGCGCGCAGGCGCCGGTCGCGCCGTGCCGGTTCTTGGCGACATAGACGGACGCCTTGCCCTTGCTGTCGCGCGTGCGCTGGATCAGGTTGGCGCAACGGTTGCTGTATGCTTCATCCGTTTCGCGGTCATTGCGCGGGATGTTGCCATCGCCCAACTGCTTGTTCAGGTAATAATGATCGCGGTGCAGGAACAGCACGGTGGCCGCATCCTGTTCCAGCGACCCGCTGTCACGCAGGTCCGTCAGTTCAGGCCGCTTGTCTTCGCGCTTCGCGCTTTCACGTGATAGCTGCGCCAACGCCAGCACAGGTATTTCCAGTTCGCCTGCAAGGTTTTTCAAATCCTTGCTGATTTCCGTCATACGGTGCGTCAGGTTGAACGACCGCGTATCCGACGATGCGCTGAGCAATCCGACATAATCGACGACAATCAGGTCCAGCCCCTGTCGCGACCGGCGCATGGCCCGCGCCTGCGTGCGCAGTTCCGCGACCGTGATGCCGGAACGGTGGTCAATCTGCATCGGCAGGCTGGCGGCCGCCAGTTCGCCATCCTCCAGTTCCCGCCACTGATACGGTGCCAGCGGTTCGCGTTGCGACGTGTCGGCGTGCGGCGGGATGTCATACCGACGACCGGTAAAAACCGACAACGTGGACAATCCCGCCCACGCCGCACCGGCACGCGCACCCAGTTGCGCCGCACGCATTTCGCCGGACCAGAACAGCACCGAATTGCCCGCCGCCGCCGTGCGCACCGCAATCCCCAGGCCCAACGCCGTCTTGCCCATGGCCGGACGCGCGCCAAGGATGGTCAGGTCGCCACGATGCAAACCGCCGGTCATACGATCCAGCGCCCTGTACCCCCACGTGATGCCCGCCAGCCCGTCGCCGCGTTCGGCTGCTTCGCGCGCACCCTTGATCGCCTGCCCGATGGCCGCGCCGATCTGGATGGTGGGCTGTGCCGCGATGCTGCCGGTGGCAATGCGCGTGATCCGGTTTTCCAGCCCCTCCATCACCGCGCTGTCGGGTAATTCACCCGGACGGCAGCACAGGTCCGCCGTTTCGGAACAGACCTCAAACAAGTTGCGCCGGAACCAGGCACTGCGGATTGTTGTGGCATATTCAGCAGCATAGGCAATGCCGACCATACAGCCCGCCAGCCGCATCAGCATCTGAAGCGCCGTTTCGTCATGGCGCAACCGTGGGTCGCCCTCGAATTTAGGACGCAGTGTGACCGGATCGGCACGGCCACCGTCCCAGACCATTTTGCGCGCCGCACCGTAAACAGCCCCATGGATCGGGATATAGAAATGTTCCGGTTCCAGGATTTCCTCAACCCGGGACAGGACGCCGTTATTCGTCAGCAGCGCACCCAGCAGCGCCTGTTCCGCCTCGATATTCGTGGGGGGCTGGCGCAGGGACGTGCCAAACAGGCCATCGGGACCGTTCATGACCAGTCGTCCTTCACGGTCGGCGGCAGCGCAACAGGCTGGTACATCGTGACCGTCACCGGGCGATACCCCAGCGCCAGTGGCACCGACATGCCCAACCCCCGATGCCCGTTCACCGCATTGGCCAGCGTGCGCATATTCAGGCCAACCCGATTGGCCAGGTTCTGCACGCCGCCCGCATCGCGGACGCGCGTATTCAAAACGGCATACATCTGTGCCGCCGTCAGCATGTCACCGCCCATGACGCCCCCCATCGAAACGCCGCGACACCAGACGGTTGCGTGCGATATAGGTGCGCCCAGACGCCGTAACGGCCACGCCGACACGATTGTCCAGCCCCAGCACCTGCATGCGCGAACGCACCGCACGGGGGGAGACGCCGAATTTCGCCGCCATGGTGGAGACCGAAACGCCCATGCCCGAAAGCTGGCGCAGCACGGGATCAAGACGACCCCAGTCGATGGAAATGGCAGACATATCGTCCCCCAGAAACACGGCGCGCAGCGCGCACCGATTTAATGAAACATGTTCCGGCGCCAACGGGCCTTGTTACGCACGACGCGTATCAGGCGTTCGGTCCGACGATCCAGAATGGCGGATTCACGGAGCGCCCACGCATCAACGACGCACAGGCACAGCCGCAGAAACTGAAACACGATCCATGCGCGCCCCCGCCGCTGCACCAGAACAATGCAGAGCGGGACACCAAGGATCGCAACACTGACCCAGACGTAAAACCCATGCGTCACAGCAGATCTCGCAACGCGGCCTGCCGCTGCCGGATGGCCTCCAGACGCTGGTGGATCAGCGCATCTTCGTGCTGCAGGCGGCGTTCTTCCTGCGCCAGCCGCAGCGCACCAAGATCACGCACGGCCTGCCATTCCAGCAGCGTCACGGCGCGGACCTCATGATGCCAGCACGCGCGCACGCGCCGGGCGGTAAAGCCCAGCGTGCGCGCGACATCGGCAAATGCACCGCGCAGGCCCAGACGATCCCGGCGCGCGGCAACTTCCGCATTCACCAGGTCCTGAAACTCGTTGCACATCGCATCGGCGCACATCCTATGCTGCGTCCCTTTGTGGCCTGCCGCACCCGCGCACGCGGGCAAATCGCCCGAAACGCCCGAGCCCGCGGGCAAATCGGGCGAAATACCCGCGCGCTTGGGCAAAAATCGCGAAATACCCGACACCTTGGGCGTCCTCCCTGACATCATCGTGGATGTCAGGGGGGTGGCCCTGGAAACTGTAGGGAACGGGAACGGACGGGATCGCGACGCGCTGGACACGCATGACAGGTCGCGATCCCGTCCATCCTGAATGGATATGACAGACGGGCAACAGCATCACTCATCCCCGCGCCGACATGGCGCGCAGCGGAACAGGAACCGGCTGGTGGCGATAAAGGATTTCCGGCAGCGGCAGCACCGCCGCCGGATGGACTCCTTTTCCACGCGACCGGGAGACGACAGGTATTCACTGCCACGCCCGGATGTGGTGCGGTTTTCCGAATTATGGTTTTCCGAACCATCCCGAACGGTACAATGACGCACCCGCGTCAAACCCAGGCGATGAAGCCGCCAGGCCATGGCCTGTACCGTAATCCCCAGTTCGGCCGCCATTTCCGCGCGCCCCATCCCCAAATGAAGCAACGGTGCAATCCGTGCCCGTTCAATATTCCAATCCAACGGCGCGGCCATCAGGTATTCACCGATGAATACCTGCCGCGACCGGCATACAGGAAATATCCGCCCTTACGGGTCAGCCCATTGCCAGGCCGACCCGTGCGGGCCACCATGCGGTTACCACACCCATACATGGAGGATTCGATGGCAGAGAAGAAAGTAGTTAAGTTTACCCCGAATAAGGATAATACAGTGTCAATTGCTCTTGGGCGCGAAGAAACCAAGATGACGCCGGATGAAGTAACCAACATCATTCATGCCCTTGTCGCAATGAGGCAGCAAATGATCCCACCCGTTGTTGCACCTGATGCCGTTTTTTCACCGCCCGCCGCATCACACCCGACAGGAATGCGCTGGAGCACTCTAGGAGTGAAAGGGCAGTCCGGGGTCGATATTGCCATTGGACATCCCGGTTTTGGGTGGCTGTCGATGCATCAGTCCCCCACCGAACTGAAACGACTGATCTCAGAGCTTTTGCGATGCGAACAGAACGAGACTGCGACGAAGCAATAATACCTTGCCCGCCGACATGTATGGTTAGCGTCTCTCCCGCCACCGACCCAACATCAGCCACGCCTGGGCCGCCGGGGCCGCTTGCAATGCATACAATCTCCGGCCGTGCCAAATGGCACGGCCGGATTGTTGCCGCAGTTCTCATGCCGCACCTCGTTCATGCGTTGTTTCGGGGCCGAACACGTCGGGGCGGAGATCATGCGGGGTGAGGCCGGCCATGCGGGCGACGGTGCGGGCATGTTCCGCCGGCACCCTGCGCCAGCCGATGACGGTGGCGTGGTGGCGCCCGACGGCTTTCGCCACTTTCAGGGGGCCGCCTGCGCGGCGGATGATCTCACGCGTGTTCATGCGACATATGTGGGACATTCCCACAATCGAAGTCAACAGAAATGTGGGAATAACCCGCCCGCATGATAACGCAATCATCACATGATACTCTCATGATGACGAAATCAGGCCCGGGCCAACGGATAAGAACACTTAGAGAACAAAAAGGTATGACGCAAGCTGCTTTGGCTGTAGAGTTTGGGATATCGAGGTCTCACCTCACGAAAATTGAGACGGGAGGCGATATGCCAGGACGACAGACATTGGTGGCTGCATCAACTTTTTTTGGCGTTTCCCTTGACTGGCTTGCTAACGGGACTGGCGATCCACGCCCGGCAGAAGCAACCAACGAAAAGGAAGCGCTGCTTCTGTTCGCGTTTCGGAATCTTCCGGAAGACGAGGCTGAGGCCTATCTGCACCTCATGCTGAAACACAGCAAACGGGACAGTTAAGCATGTGTCGGCGCTTGGGTATTTATCTGATTTTCTCTCTTTTTGCCGCGCCCTGCGCGTCACATGCCCAAGATGCACAGAATATTTGCAAAATATACAACTCATATAAGGATGATGGAGATCGCCTTATAGATAAATACCAGACAGATATTGGCGCTAAAGACAGTAATGAATTAAGACATGAAGCCTTAATAAATTCAGATAAAGCAAGACTTGATCGTGTTTTTGAGGATCGGAATAATGCGGTTTACCAATATACGCATGGTGGGAAAGTTAGAAATTTTGTTGTCATTGTGGATAAGATAGAAAGTTCCCTAGAGGACTATGGAGATGGCGCAAAAAACTATGGGTATATTAATGCACATATTCCATGTGATCCCATAATTGGGATTTTAATACCGAAAATACCTAATGATTCCCGGTGGGGGCCGCTCCTTACATCCTTAAATGCTGGTGATTCGATAGAAGTATCTGGACGCTTCATCGCCCACGATGAAGACAATCAGCGACCAGCTGATGCCGTCCAATGGGGCGGACCATTGTGGGGGATATTATGGAATCTGCGCGCATCGGCTCTCCAGCAGCCATCCTTGCAGGTCACGCCCGATCAGATGCAAAAGCTTCCCACTCAAAGTAGCGATTAAAAAAACCAAACAGTGGGGAATACCCACATTCTTTCTTGACACGATATGTGGGGATATCCCACATTATGCCCCATCACACCACGTGATGGAGGTTTTTCATGTCCATGCAGCTTATTCCCGTGAGGAGCCAGAGGCGGCAGAATGGCCTTCCCATAGCCGTAACCACATCCAGACAGGGAGGGACGCATGTCGGAGCAAGCAGATCGGCCCACACCCTACGGTGCACGGGGCGAGGATTATGCCCTGTGGCGCGCGCGGGAAGCCGTGGCGCAGGCGGAAAAGCTGCTGGCGTCGCAGGCCACGACAATGGCGTATCACGAAGGTCGGGCCACATCGCTGATCGGCTGGGTCTGCGCGGACCTGCTGGCGGTGGCGGCCATGCTGGGATCACATCCCACATGGGCATGGTTCGTCGGTTCGCTTGGCATAATCATGCCCAGTGTAGTTTCGGGGTATTATCTGTATCGAGTTTATCAGCCGAAGAAGTGGTCAGTCGCAGGCATTCATCCAGAATGGCTGATGCAGGACTGGCCAGAACCGACAGAACGCACAACCCTGGAAGCTATTGCGCGTCGCTACATCGACGAAACGCAACACAACGAAGAAATGCTGCGGCGGGCGTTTGTCGCCGTCCGTATGGCGTGGATATGGTTTCTGCTCACCCCGGTAATCGGACTGTCGTGGATGGGGCTGTCCATGGTCGCAATACAGGCCCTGTAACCAGTTCCGCACTGATCACAGGGCCTGCAAAAGATCATTTGGTCTTTATCGGGGATCCGCTTCCCTTGTCATGCCGACTGGGTGGCGGCGGCGGTGGGTCGTCTTCTTTAGCCATCAGTTTCCTCATCGAGTCTGTTCAAACCCGATGATGGAGGGTGCGGGAATGGCTGACAACGGCCATTCCCGCATTTGAAAGCACACACATCAATTTTCAATCTGTTCGCGCTCCCCCGGCAATGCCGGGCCTGTTGACGCGCGTCCAGTAATGGAGGTTTTCCATGTCAAACATCATCGTCATTCCCATCGGTTCCGCGCCACCAGTGCGCAAGGATGCGTTGCAGGACGCCGTCATGCGCCGCCAGGTAGCCGAGGATGCGTTAAGCAAAGCGATTCCACAGCATGGTGACGGAACTGTCCTGCTGATGTCCGAACGCCTTGCCCTGCGCAGGGCCATGCTGAATCTGTCGCGGTTGATGGCCGAGGAGGAAACCGAACTGTCGCGCATTGCGCGCCGGCGCGCCATTGCCCGTCTCGGCGGGAATGGAGGACCCGCAGCATGACCCACGATTTCACACCTGTGCCCGCCGGTGAGCTGGTGGAACGCCTGCCGGCATCATTACAGGCCGCCGCACTTAACCTGCATTCCCAGTTCCGCACGTTTTTCCTGACGGTCAAGGATTACCGCGCGGCGGGGCAGCATGGCATTGCGCGTGCTAACGCCCGGCAGGCCGACGCCCGCATGCGCGATCTGGAAACGATGGTCATGACCACCTTTCGCGCTGATGGCCCGGAAATCGAGGCCCAGAATTGGGCGCGTCGTAATGAAGGGAAGGTGCGGTCATGAGTAATCGCCACGCCTCCCCACCCGCAGGAGGCCACGCCATGATGCCGCTGTCAGGACGGCAGGCCGACCGCCTGCGCGACCGCCTGCCCACGTCCGAAGAAATTGCAGCCTACGCCCTGCTGTTTTCCGTGATCTGGGGGGCGTTGGTGCTGTTATTCGTTGGGTGCCTGCCATGAACGCGGGGAACAGAAATGGCTGAGCCAGTTCTATTTCGCGACCTGCAGTTCGGCCAGGAAATCTATGACGTCGAGATCCACGGCACCGGAAATGGCCAGTTTATCGGTCTCGTGAAGGAGGATGGCGGCCCATGCCGGATTGCATTCCGGGGCAGCACCGTGGTGCGCGACGGGCGCAGGGTCGCACTGGCGCGCGGGGCAATGGCATGGGTGGAGCAGGAAGGGAAGGGGGACACAGCGTGAGCGAAGCATGGATACCGCGCGCCCTGCGGGCCGAGCAGGCCGCACTCTACGTAGGGCTGTCGACCAGCACGTTTCTTGCCCAGGTGGCTCCAGCCGTACCGCCAGTGAAATTGACGGTCAGGCGTCAGGTCTGGTTGCGCGAGGACCTCGATCGCTGGCTGGATATGCGCGCGGGACGCGCCGGATCAGCGGGGCAGAAAAACACAAATAATAGTGCATATGATCAGATAATGGGTGGATATGGGACGCATTGAGCTGCCGTATATTGATGCAATAAAAGCTAAAGGCAGAACCTATTATTACTATAGGCGCGGAAAGCTCAGGCAAAGGATCAAGGGAAGCCCGGAAGACGCGGCTTTCCACGCGGAATATGTCCGCATCCACAATGCTGCATCTGATGCCGATGCCAGGGCAGAGAGAAAAGCGCGTGTTCTGCCGGGCTCCCTTGCCGCACTGATCTGCGCTTATCGCGCATCGCCCGAATGGGACAGCACGTCTCCGGCGACAAAAACCGATTACGCCAAGTCGCTCCGCCCACTAGAGGATGAGTTTGGACATCTGTCTGTCGCTGAAATGCCGAGGAGATTTGTATTCTGGCTACGCGACCGATACGCAACCAAACCCGGCGAAACAGAGAACGACCCACCGATCAAGACGCCCCGGCGCGCCAATAAGATAATTACTGTTTTGTCGATTCTGTTAAGCTGGGCTGTCAATCGCGAGTGGCGACCGGACAATCCCGCCCTGCGCGTTCCAAAACTGAAAACGGACGGTGGATATCGGGCCTGGTCAGGCGCGGAACTGGACACGATGCTCCGCGCCGCCACGACAACCGAGGACATCCGCGCCGCAGTCATTCTCGCCCTCACTACCGGCCAGCGCGGGCAGGACCTGGTTACAATGAAATGGGCTGATTACGACGGAGCAGGGATCTACGTGGTCCAGCTCAAAACGCGTGCGCGCGTCTGGATCCCGCTCCACGACCGGGCACGGCATCTGCTGGACTCCATGCCCAGGCATGGAGCTGAGACGATTTTGACCAGGGCGGATGGCAGGCCGTGGAAAGTAAACCATTTCCAGCATGAGATGGGGAAACAGATCCGTGCGGCCGGACTGCGGGGTGTGGTCACGCACGGACTTCGAACGACAGCCGCCAAATGGCTGGCAGAGGCTGGATGCTCCGAGCGCGAAATCATGTCGATCACCGGGCACACCAGCACGGCGATGGTCGGGCATTATGTGCGTGAGGCAAGCCAGAAACGCAGGGCACAGAGCGCTGCAACAAAAGTGGCCCGCTATCGTTTAGAGCAGGGGAGTGCTAAACAGGGTATCAGCAATGTGCCAAACTCACACAACAAACAGACTGTTGAGAGCAATGAATAA